CTTATTGATATTACGTTTGAAGTAATACTTAAAGGACTTGTTGCACTTGTGATTCTATTTGTATAAGCGGTGTCCCAATTTGATTGAGATGCCGTTGTAGGTAATGAATATCCTGTTGCGAAAGCTAAAGCCAATGTTCCGCTTGATGTTACAGGACTTCCAGTTACGCTGAATCCTGTTGGTGCTGATAAGCCTACGCTAGTTACAGTACCTACATAAGCATCCGTATATTGTGGGATATTTAATACACCTGTTGTTGAATTATAAGTCGCTGCTCCGCTAGTGCCTGTTGTTGTTAAACTAATGGCACTTCTTGCTCTTGCGTTAGTAAAGTAAAGATTCGTTCCTTCAGTTACTAAAGTCGTAGAGTAATCTCCGCTTGTAGCTACCACCGCACCTGTTCTACCGAATACCGAAGTAACAGGATAAGATATATCGCTAGTTAAAGCAATAGTACCTGAAGCGTTAGGAAACGAATATGTATTTGCAGTTGTTGGATTAAAGTTTAAAACATTTACTAATGGTAAATTACTACCATCAGGAAAAGTTATTGTTATACCATATCCATAAGAATTTGCTCCTAAATTAACATAACCTGAAGCATAAGATTGTATCCCATTTTTTAATGATATACTTCCATCTGATTTTATTAAACTACTAAAAGTTTTAGCACCTGTTATTGTTTGAGTTCCTGCCAATTTAACTACTAAACTATCATCTGCTGGTGTATAACCCAAAGCGGTTGCAATAGATTTATTTTCCCATAATGAAGTTGAAGTATTATAAAATATACCTTGATTATTTGAAGGACTTTGAGCAGATACGTTATGTAACTCATCTAACTCATATCCATTTTGTATCTTAACCTCAACCACCCCTTGAGTAGGATGGCTTCTAACCACTATACCTACATAGACTAAATGTGCAGGAGCATATTGTTTGGTTGATGTCCAAGCACCTGCCGTTGTAGAACTTAAATATAATTGAGTTCCTGCTGCGTATGCTTGTGTGTCTAAATATAATAATCTACCTGCTGCAACTACATATCCGTTATTGTTATTAGTGATGTCCGTTTGAACAACACCATAAGTTTGTGCTGATGTAGCATCCGAAGTAGCTAAAGCCTTTGTTATCGTTGGTAGGTTTCCGTGTCCTCCATTGATATAAACCACAGTTCCCTTTGTTAAAGTTGCTCCTGATTCGTTATAAACTTCCGTAACCAAGTTTTGAGCCTGACTAACAATACTAGGAAAGGTTTGTAAACTACCTGTTCCATCTATATATTGTGCTGAAGTTCCTGCACCTGTTACATTTATGCTTCCATTAGCCGTTAAAGGCGAATTAGCGACACTAAATGCACTCGGCATAGATAAACCTATACTCGTAATCAAAGTCGGAAATGTGGTCAAATTTCCAGCACCATTCACATATTGACCTGAAGTACCTGCAAAGGCAAAAGCTAAAGTTCCTGCCGTTGTTATAGGCGAACCTGTTAAACCAATGGCATTTCCTGTAATGGATGCAGCTACGCTTGTAACTGTACCATTTTGTCCGCTAGATTTCTGCCAAGTTCCACTTCCGTATAACACCCAATCCCCTACTGCAAAAGTAACAGGACCAGCACCAAAGTTCACAGTTCCAGCAACATTACAAATGTACATATCCCCAGCATCGCCCACACCATTCGTTAAAGTCGGAGTATTCGTAGCAGCATTCCAAGTACCTAAATAAGTTACTACCGATGAAGGTAATTGAGATACAGGCACTTTACCACCACTATCAAGGGTTGCTACTCCATTGGCAGCACCTAAAGGAACTGAACCCAAAACACCGCTAGTTCCTGTTAAAACCCCTTCTAATGCCCTTACTTTTGCACCACCTGTTATTTGTATTTGATTACTCATCTATATAAAGTTAATATTATGAAAAAGTAGCTCTTACGAACTCATCAGCCTCAAGTGCTCTTGCAAAGGTAAGCACTCCTGTTAAAGAATTAAAGGTCACATCTTCACCTGTTGGTGCACCTGAAGTATTAATGGTTCTAACCTCAATACCACCTCTTGTAAGGGATATTAAAGCTTTACCAATACCACCCACAAATGTGATAGTGTATTCTCCTCCTGAAGCAATAAATGGAGCTGAAGTAACCCCTGAAGTAGATACCGCAGTACCACCATCGATAACTTGAGTTCCACTTATGCTATAAGCACCAGTTCCTTGCAAAGACAAAGAATATGTAGAAGTTCCCTCAACAGGAGCACTTAAACTTAAGGAGGTGATATTAGCTGTTCCGCTTATTATACTATATCCATAAGTTCCTGAACCATCTCCATTATCGTTATTAATAGAAAATTTTACAGCTATACTTTCTCTATTTAATTGTTTTTGCATTAAAGCTAAATAAGAATAACCCTTTAAAGCTATAAAACCATCACATGAAACCTTCCAGGTTGATATATCGTTTTTATATTGTCGAAACCATGCAGAATTAGACGATGTAACCTCTACTTGATCTGTTGTTACATCAAAAGAACAACTTGTAGATGCACCCATTGGCGTTCCTAACGCAAAACTAGATGTCACAAAAGCTGAATTATTACCTTGTGTATATAATGTAATTGTTCTACTTCCTGCTCCCAATATTATAAATTTAACTACTATTCTATCTGTAGAAGTTAAAGTAGTAGTTGGAACTGTAATATTTGTAGTATATAAAGTTGCTGAAGTAGATGTTAAAGTATGAGAATCAGAAGATGCAATAAATGTTAAAGAACTTCCATTGTATTTGTATAAAACAATAGCAAAATTTGGTCCACCTGTAACATTATCCGTAATAGACATATAATTTTTAAACACCCATATTCCTGATGGAATTGTTGCCATGTTAGGATCGCCAATATCTGTAATAAAACAAGCTATCTCACCATCAGCACTTCTAGTAAAATTGGTTGGAGTGCCTGTTATTTGAGTTCTACTCATTTGATAATACGGAGTTCCGCTTATACTTCCTTCAGATACACCTCCATTAAAGTAATAAATAGCATTACTTTCGTATTCATATAAAACTATATTTGTTCCATTAATTGCTGATGCCATATCTTAATTTATTATTATCCTAAATATTTTATTGTTTCTACTGATTCGTTATCCGAGTCGGTTATTTCTAATAACTGCAAAGATGTTGTTTGATTGTAATATGGTTCTAATGTTAATCTATTAGCCATAAATATTTTTCCATTATAAGATAATGAATTAGTTGAACTATCTTCTACAGTATATTTTTTATCTAAATAAACAAAATCATCTCCATTTTCAGATTCACCTAAATCTCCTTCTAGGGCTGCTAGATTTTTATTAAAAATATTTGAATATTGTCTACATAGTAAGCCCATTAAATCAGAATAAGTGCCACTTTTCCCATATCTATACCAATTTTGCAATCTAACTAAACCACTACTAAAGAAAGAACCTACGGTATTAGATACCAATAATTCAGGATAATTAGCTCCGTATGGAACATCTATTTCCTTTAATAAAGCTATATTATCTCCTAATTGTCTTTCTATTTGCAATCCTGTAAACGGAGATTGAGATTGTGTTAATCTAAGGTCATTAAATCTAAATACACTTGAATTAGAATCTACCGCAAAAGCTATACTTACATATCCTGTAGCAATATCTGCATTATTAAAAGTATTGCTTCCAAATGGTATATCTATTGAATAAGACTGTCTTGGTCGTCTATCTGTAACAACACCAGTTGGCGGATCAGATTGTGGTATTGTTATGTATGTCGTTATAGATGTAACCCATTCTTTATTTGAGTTTAAATAATAAGTATTTGAACCCACAAACACTCTAATAATTAATTTGCATATACCTTGAATAGTATATCCTAATGTTGAATACAAGTTGTATTTAAAAGATAAAGTTCCTGTATAATCTCCCATTTTTGGAAGATATTGCGGTGATGCTAAACTCCCTGTCATTTGAAATAATGATATATCACTTCCTGATTGTTGAAGTTTTACATCGTTATATAAATCAAGTGGATAATCATAAACAGTTATAGAAGCCGAACCTGTTAAAGTTGATGTAAAGCCTGTTGGTGCTGTATGAATACCTGAAAAATCTTTAAACGTTCCATTGTTAATGTAATTGTTTGCAAATTTATAATTAGATGTTAGCCTAACCCTTGAATATCCTTTTCTAATTATTTTATTTTGAGTATTGTTTATAAAGTGAATAGCACCATTTGAATATGGTTGTATATTAACACCTGTCGTAATCGTTCCTGAGCCTGTTAATGTTGGACTTGTTCCTATAGTATATTTGGTATAATAATTAGTAGCACCTGCCATTTCGTTAATAGCCATCATCCACCAATCTCCATTAAACTGAAACAATCTGCAACCAAAAGATTTGCATATGTTATCTAAAATAGTATAATAATCCAATCCTATAAAATCTCTTCTAAATTGATATGTTTGGCTAAATGGCTCATTATCTAAACTAATTCCTCTATCGTTCATGCCACTAGCGAAATAAGAACAACATGAGTAAAATTCAGATGTTGTTCTATATCCTAATGTATTTAAAATTAAATTAATAACATCTAGCAAACTTGTTGTTTGATTGATATTTCCTTCAGAAGCACTATAATAGTAATATTTAAGAAACGATAGGGCATCTACACATACCAAATTAGCCACTTGAGTTCCTGTGCTATAACCAATATTTATATAATCATTAAATAAAAATCCCTTCCATTTTATATTACTTCTATCAGTAACATTTACCAATTCTACATAATATTTTCTGTCGTTAGCATTTAATAAATCAGGAAAGTTATTATAATCATCTTCTATGGAAACTATAAATGAAACATTTAATTGAGATGTTATAACACCTGCTGATGGTTCTTCTTCATTAGAGTTAGGAGAAAGAGATATTTTAGTGGCTTCATATGTTTTAATATCGCCAGTATAACTATCTTCGTATATTTTAACGATTAAATCTGTTTCATTACGAAGCTTCTGAGTTAGTGTATATCTTAATCCGTATGCCATTATGCTAAACTAATGTTTTGTCCTTTAAGATTTGATGCCTTTTGTGCTCTGTTTACAGACAAAAGTAAGTCTTGTCCTCTTAATAAGAATGTTCCACCGCTTCCCCCTCCTATTAAATTTTTAAGTTTGTCTAAAGGAGCAACAACTTCAGGGTTGTTTTTAGCACCAGGATATTCACCCATTAATCCGTATGTAGGTCCGCTAATAATACCACCATCTGCAAATCTTTTTGCAGGATTGGATGATTTACCCATTGATGGACTACTTCCTGACGCACCTGTATTGCCTAGTGAATTTTTAAGAGCATAACCTGCTGCTATTGCTGCAATACCTATAACAATACCTGCTTTCCATTCACCTTTTTCAAGAGCAGCCTTTGCAGCTTTTACTAACGAAGAATACATCACAAGAGCCTTACCAATTTCTATAAGAGCATCTGCCAATATTCCTGCCAATGAATCAAAGCTTAAACTTCCTTTTGATATTAAATTTCCTAAAGTTTCTCCAACTGATTCAAACCCCTTTACTAATGTATTTTTTAATATTTCATTAATAGTAGTCGATACAGTTCCTAATCCTTCTAATTCAGACTTATATTTTTTAATTGATTCAATAATGACATTGGTTGCTTTTTCGTTTCCATTAGCAAATACCAATGCAAATTGAAGCATTTTTATTTTTTGATTTATGTCATCTTGTTGCAAAGAAGTATTATCCTTATGTCTTTTCATCTCAATTTTTAATTGAGCATCTAGTATTTTGGTATAATTCTTAGCATATTCTACTTGAGCATCATAAATGTCTTTGTTATATTGATCTGTTAATTGTTTTTGTCTTTGAGCACTTTGCTGTCTTATTCTTAATTTTTGATTTTCAACACCTTGTAAAAGAGTAAGTTCTTTAAATCTGTATGTTTGATTTATATTATCTAAAACTTCTTTACTAGCTCCATTTATTTCAGCTTCTTTTAAGGCAACTCTTTTTTCTTCTTCAATCATTAATTTGCCATAATAACCAGCCAAAAACAAATTGTCTTTATAATAATCGTATTGTGCAGTAAGTTTTTCTAATAAAGATTTATCTACTTTTTCTTTATCTACTTTATCGCTTTTATCACCAAATGGATTTAACAAAGAAGATTTTACAGCCCCTTCATTAAGGTCTTGAAGCCTTCTTATAAATCCTTCAGTTTGTATTATCTTATTTTGTAACTTTTGTGCATCAGAATCTGTTATACCTAAAAAGTCTAATGGATGTATTTCTCTTTTTGATTTAGCTGATTCAATCTCTAAAGCATTTCTATCCTCTATAACCTGCATTTGAAGTTCTGCTATTTTTTTACCAGTAACTTCGGCTAATTGCTGAGCTCTTAATGCTTCTGTATAAAGATTTACAGAAATAATAGCTTGACCTATATTTTTTATTCTATCGGCTTCCTCTTTATTTACTTTAGATAAATCTTCTTTTATTTCTTTTAAAGCTTTAGACCTAAGACTTTCCGCATTTGTGTAATTTGTAGCAATAGATATAAGACTTTGAAGTTTAGATATTTCTTGATTAGAATAATCTAAAGTTCCTTTTATTTCATCGTTAGTTTTTTTAATACTTTCTCTCCATGCGTCTGTTGCATTTTTCGCACCAAAAGCACCCATATCCCAAGCTGTGAAAAAAGCAATAACAGCACTACCTACAAAATAAAGTGGTCCAGCAATACCTGCAATACTTCCCATAAGAGCAGGTAAGTTATTTTGAATACCTCTAAAACCAAATGGTAAATCTTGAATAACTAATGCCAAGTTTGTCCATTGTTGGTTGTTCTTTTTTAAAGCATCTGTAGAACTATTAAAAACTCCACTTGTGTTATTAAGACCAGCACCAATAGACTTTATTTTGCCTGAAGTTATTTCTGCTTGTTTACCAATATCCTGAAGGGATTTTTGTACGGCATCTGATACTGCTTTGAAATCATCGGCATTCGCCTGAATCCGAATTTTAACTATTTCTTCACTTGCCATTATTTATAGGTTTAACATTTTCGTATAATTTGACAATATTTTGTAACTCTTCATCTGTCATTACTTCTTGTTTCACAAAGTTACGAGTATCACAATCTAATTCAATAAGGTCTTTAGGACTAACGCTACTTCCTTTTGGTAATTGAATATTTATTAGCAAAGTAGCCAACCATCTTGTTCTTACCCATTCTTGCTCTTCCTTATGCCTATACCCATACCACACAAAATCTAACTCAGCCATCGTCATATCCCAAAACAAATGGGGAAGTATTTGACACTCCCCCATCGTATATTTTTCTATATCAATCCACTCTAATTTTTTTTTACTTCGTCTTTTTTAGATTTCTTTGTTGGTTTCTCGTCTAATCCACTATTCATGCTTTCTCCTAGTGCCGTTAATATTGCCTGGAATTTAGGACTTGTCATTCCTCCTAAATCATCAATCCAATCACACACTTCCATTTCAGTAAAAGTCGGAGTAATTCCTTCTTTGTACAATGGATATTCAGCAGCAGCTCTTAATAAATTAACGATAGCATCTAGCGATCCTTCTCCACTCAAAGCAATCCCAATATCAGATGGTCCAATTTTTTGTAATTGACAGAATCTTTTAAGACTCCATGTGCAAAAACGTAATGGTATCACCTTTCCATCGGAAAGATTTAATTCAAAGTGTCCTCTCATTTTGGTTTATTTTGGTTGGTTATTATTAGTTAGTAGCCTGAGTCAATACTCCAGTTCCTGTGAAAGAAGCAGAATAAGTAACAGGAGCTTCCATATCGGCAGTCATATCTAAACTTTCTACAAAAGCAGAACCTGACCAATATAAATCACCTGTAATCACAGCACCACCGCTATAAGTTGTAAACTTAACAGTAACTGTAGTTCTTGCAGTTAAAGCAGTAAAGATATCGCCAACTACATATTTTGCATCAGTTGGAACGACAGTTGCTAAACCATCAGTTTTAATAGACCAAGACATTTGTCCGCCTATGTGTTGTGCCCATCCTTGACTTTCCTTGTCTGAAGCATCAGGTAAGTTAGCTTTTACGCTTAAAGAACAGTTCTTTGCGTGTGCTACTACCTCAGTTCCTACCATAACTACGAGGTTAGTACCATTAAATACACCAGTTGTTGCCATTTTATTTTATTTTACTTTTTTTTATAATTGATTTACAAAATGTTCCATTATGATAACCCTTCTAAAAACATAAGACTCGTCAACATAATCAAAAATTGCATCATTTTTGGTCATTTTACGAGTAACAATATTAAAGTCAGGTGCTGTATTAGGGTAACTTTCCATTCCTACACCAATAATAGTTAATAAACTATTAGCATAAGTATCTACTGTTTTTTGCCCTACTTCACCTGCTTTAGATGTTGTATAAATTATGTCAAATTGGATGGTAACATTAAAGTTAAAACTTGTTTTGTCGCTATCCTCTTCAGAAGTTTGACTGCTGATTATTAAAAAAGGTGGGTTTACATCATCAGGTGCTATGGTATCATATACCCCTAATGCGTAAGAAGCTCCTGTTATCTTATCAAAATAAGCCTTTCTTATAGCGTATCCGCAGTCCTTCATTTTTTACAAATTTAACGAAATATATTTATATACCTATCTTTCGTATTCTATAAAGCATTTTGCCATATTCCTCATTAAAAGCCAAAAACATAAATGGTCTATGAGGAACACCTATTACTCTTTTTCTTCTCTTAAAAGTAGCTGCATATGATTCAAGGTCATTCATGTTTACATTTGGGTAAACAGGTATTTGAAATTTAGTTCCTGTTCCAAATTCAACATAAGCAGCATATTTAACACCAATATTTCCTGCACTAATTGTGGCTCCTTGTCTTAAATCAAAATTTCTATGCGTTATAGAGGATCGTAATTTTCCTGTTTTTACAGGTACATATCCCTTTGCTTTTGACTGTATTTCAAGAACGGTATTGTCTATAATAGACTTGGTTTCTGACATTATTTTATCAGGAGCTTTTTGTAGTTTGCTAATCAAACTATCTAAACCTGTTATTTTAACATCAAAATTTGCCATTATTTTAAAGCAGAACAAGAAATTAAATAATATTGATGCTCGTCATTTTCATCTATAATAGAATTAATCATATAATTTCTTGATTTATAAGTAATTATAAGAGCATTGGTAAATGTTTTTTGTCCTGTAAATCTAATTCTAAACAAAATGCCATCATTCAAATTATCTTTACCTGCTATATTAGTCCTACTATTTTTATCTACAACTACTTGTGCCCATGAAGTGTAATAATCAGACAAAGTATTCACGAATCCCCCTGCACCATCTGATACACCAGTCTTGCTTTTGAATGTAATTCTTTGTCTAAATTGACTAATCATTATATGAAGTAGTTTATTCTTTTATATGGTTGTACAAGCTCATATGCGGTCATTTGTAGCTCGTTTAACTTGTCGTTTGGACTCTCAGATGCTCTGTAGTCATATAGGTCAGCCACAAGCTTTAAAATGGCATTGTAGATGCTATCAGGAAGTGTGGTAAAACCACAAGTATAGGTAAATCTATATTCTCTTTGAGGATAGCTTACCATATACACCTTTTTATAAACATCTCCTAAAATATAATAATCGCCATCTAATGTCAGTTCTACCCAACTACTATTGTCGTAATATTCAACTTTTGTAATAGTATTTATAGGTGCGTAGGGTGGTTCAATAAAGAAATCTACATAGGCGACTACTTTTAAAGTTCTAGGAGAAAATGCACTTCCAGCATATTGTTCTAGTCTTTTTATTGCAGAATCTATTAGGCTTTGAATCAAAGCATCATCTTCACTAAAGTCAACCCTTAGGTAATTCTTAGCATCTGCTAATGTGACAAGGGTTGCGGTTGGTTCAACTATTGTCGAAATATCTCTAACTATTTGCATTATGCTTAATTTTTACAAAAATACTTAAAATTTAATGTAAACAAAAAGGGGTAGTTTTTAGCTACCCCTTATATTATAATCTAATTAAAGATTAAGCAACATTGCCAAAATCTCCGTACACGAATGCACCAGAGTAGTAGATAGGGAATGCAATACGAGCTTCAACACGAACTGTGATTAAGTTCTTTGTGAAGTTATCTCCATCAAATTCAGAGAATTGAACAGAAATACCTTGATTTTGCATAATTTGAGCACCCATAGCCCAGTCACCTACTAAGAACTTATCAACCGCAATAGCTGTTGATTTGTACAAAGGAACACCAGCAATAGACACGCTACCATCAGTTGTAACAACTGTAGAAGCTGGTAAGCTATAAGCAGCATTTGTATTCTTTGTGTTCATAATAGCAGCCCAGTCAGTAGGGTTAACTAAAATACCTGTAGCAGAATAGTTTGTATTCTCTAATTGAGCAATAGCTTGAACTAATTGTTCAACATCTACAGTAGCAGCACCAGTTGCAGCAGCAGCTACACCTGTAATACCTTGTAAATTAGGAGAAGTACCATCACCACTTAATAATTGAGCATCTTCAGCAACTAAATATTTTTCTAACAAACGAGATTGTAAGAAAGAAGTCATTGCAGGTATGTCATCTAACATTTGGCGAGAGATACGAACATAACCAGCGATGTATTGAGCAGGAGCATTAGCCATTGTGATATCAAAATCAACTTGAGCTTTAGAGCTACCTTGAGTTTGAGCTGCTGGAGCACCTTCTCCACCACTTTCATAAGGGAAAGTAAATAAACCTTGATTGATTGTACCGATTGGTAACAAGCTTCTTAAATGCACCTTACGAGAAGGTAAGCCATAAACTTGATTTGCATATTGACGAGGGATATCACCTGTTAAGTTTGTAGATTCTAACATAGTACCTACAGTCTTAGTGTCCATGATAAATCCAGCTCTTTTTTGCTCTCCACGAGCTAATTTCGCTAAACTATCTACGTTACTTTCGATAGATTCAGCAAGAGTTGCGTTGAACCCTTTTACTTGATTTTGATTCATTGTCTTACGATTGCTTTTTGCTTCTAATTTCTCGATTTCATCCTTAACAACTGAGATTTGAGATTTTAACTCAGCGTTTTCATTTTTTAGTGCTTCGATTGATCCGTT